ATGTGATATCTTCAAAAGTAGAGTCTTTAGACATAGCTAATTTAAATTATAATACACTAAAAGATTTAGTACCTGCTTCTACTAAAGCTATGTTTGGCAAATCAACGCAAGCTAAAGCAAACTTTATAGCTAATAACTGGAAAACATTATACGATCTTTTACCTAAAAACGTAAGCGAAACTACAGGCACAGCTACAGGAGTTGAAAATAGTTTAATGACTAGAAAAAAACCTGGTGTAGGTACGCAAGATGTTTTTTACGAAAGCACAGGTAAAACTGTTAAGTTTGCAGAAACTGGAGCTAAAACTGGTACTGAAATAAAAAACGTACGTAAGCTAAATAAAACAGAGTTTCTAGCAGAGCTTGGTATTAAAGATAACAGAACAACTCAAGACTTAAATAGTGGAGAAGGTAATGTAGATATATCAGGCATGAACGTTAAGGTTGATAGAGGTATAACTACTTCAGTGCTACCATCTTTAATAAATCAAACAGGCAAAGCTATTAGCAACCAAGTTGTAAGATCTAAGATACGCGAGATTGCTAAAACTAAACCCGAGTTACTTGAGTCTGTAGAAAAAGATAATATTGAAACACTATTAAATGACATTGCTTCAGGTAAGTCTGACAAGCTAGCTGCTAAAGACATTGCCAAAGAGTATAGGCGTAACGGTTTAAATAAAAAGCTAGATGGTATTTTTAGTGATGTAAATCGTTTTATGCGTGACATGCCTGGTTTTCAAAAGTCTAATCCTAAAGAATATGAATTAATAAAAGATGTTATTGAAGATTATGCTACCGTTGAGGCTGAAATAGGTAAACAAAACGAAATAGCTTTTACTAAAGAAACGGTAAAGCTTGAGGGTGATTGGGCTGAAAATGGATCTTGGAGAACTTCAGAAGCTAAATTCAAAAATGATGCTACGCTAGTAAAGGAGTTTGCAGACAATAACTTTGAAATAGCTGAGCTAATAAACTTACCAGAAAACGCAATATCTGGTAACATGAAAATGGTTTTAGACATGTTTACTGGGCATTATAGTGTTCTTAGAGGTGTTACTACGTTTGATAAAGTTGGAAGTCCATTTAAGACAGGTTTAAAGAAAAGAATGTCTGATGGTAAATCTACTTTACCAAAAGAATTACAAGATAGACTTGCTAATATAAATTATAAAGCACTAAAATCTTCGTATAACGGTACGTATAAAACTGCTTATAATAAGATAAACCAAGCTGGTGGCAACACGGCTAAGCAAAAAGAAATAGCTAGAGAAAATTTTAAAGGTGAGATAGCAGAGGCTCAATTAGAGTTTTACGATGTGTTTAATTCAGTGCTTCAACATTGGGTGCACTCTTCGCCTAAAGGTAGCGCGGATTTTAACAGAAAGATGAACCACGTTGCTAGAATGAAAAAGCACAACTCTAGTATTGGAACTTCTGGTGAAAGAGTTTTAGCACCTGTAGGTTATGTTTATCTTCCAGGCAAAGTAATTGAGGGCACGGTTAAGTATGAGCACTTAAAGTCTAGTAGTCAACAGTCGTACGAGTCTTTAGCGCTTATAGCTGAAAATAGGTGGAGCTCTGAAGGAAGAAAGTCTTTACAAAACTACGAAGGCATATACGGGTTTTTACATGACTTCAATGTTATCGACAAAGCCACGGGTAAAGTAAATAGCTCTGGTATATTTAGATTAGCCGAAACTATGGAGCTAGCTAAAGATATATACAGCACTAAAAGTAACTTTGAAAAAAGTCTTTACCAAGAAATGGTTGAGCAGGTTGGTGAAAAGAAAATTAAAGAGATGCTTAAAAACGAAAAGCAACTCGACACTCAACATGAAAAATCATTAGCAAGTAGCAAGCTAGGCTCTAAAGAGCTAAACAAGTCTGAACGGCTTGAGTTAATGAAAGACGTTAGTAGAGCTATGGCTAACGCTAGATTAGTTAACCCAAAGCGCAAGGGCATGAGCACTTGGGATTTTGATGACACGCTTGCTAAAACTAAGTCTGACGTTTTATTTACAGCACCTGACGGAACTAAAGGTAAGCTTAATGCTACTGAGTTCGCTAAACGTGGGGCTGAGTTGTTAAGTGAAGGCTACAAGTTTGACTTCTCTGAATTCAACAAAGTTACAGATGGAAAGCCAGGCCCTTTCTTAGAAAAAGCTTTAGAGCGAGCTAAGAAGTTTGGAACTAAAGATCAGTTTATTCTCACTGCTAGAGCACCTGAAGCTGCGCCCGCTATTAAAGAGTTTTTAGATGCTCAAGGTTTTAACCTTCCATTAGAAAATATAGTTGGTTTAGGAAACAGCACTGGAGCTGCTAAAGCTAGGTGGATGCTAAAGAAGTTTGGTCAAGGCTACAATGATATGTATTTTGCCGACGACGCTATGGCAAACGTAGACGCCGTTAAGTTTGTATTAGATAAGTTAGATATCAAGTCTGACGTTCAACAAGCTCGTAAGTTAGCATCAGTAGATATTAGTAGAGAGTTCAACGAAATGATTGAGCGTAAAACTGGTATTGGTGCAGAAAAAGTATTCAGCGGGGCTAAAGGCAAGATGCTAGGTAAGCGTAGAAAGCCTCAATCTATTGTAGTGCCTGGAGCGCAAGACTTCATGGGCCTTATGCAAAACTTTATGGGCAAAGGTTCTAAAGGCAATGCTGATAGAGCTTTCTTTGAAAACAATTTAGTAAAACCTTTTGCTAGGGCTACTAAAGAAATGAACGAGTCTAGACAAAGGTCATCAGAAGACCTTAAAAAACTATATAAAGAACTACCATCTGTAAGAAAAAAGCTAAATAAAAATTTACCAAACTCTGCTTTTACGTATGATCAAGCAATTAGATCTTATTTGTGGGAAAAAGCTGGGTTTGAAGTGCCTGAGTTATCTGCTAGAGATTTAAAAGAGATGACTGACGCGGTAAAAAACGATAGAAATTTATTGATATTTGCTGACGGTTTAAACGCTATAGGTAAAGGCACCTGGACAAAACCTACTGGTAGTTGGGTTGGTGAGACTATTGTGTCAGATTTATTTAGACTAAACAGTAAAGAGCGTAGATCTGAATATTTACAAGAGTGGCAAGAAAAAATAGATATAATATTTTCAAAAGAAAATTTAAATAAAATAGAAGCTACACAAGGTAGTAAGTATAGGGAAGCGCTTGAAGATTCTATATACAGAATGAAGACAGGTTCTAATAGGCCTACAGGTGCTAATAGATTAACAAATCAGTTTAACAACTGGATAAACGGTTCTGTTGGGGCTACGATGTTTTTAAACATGAGATCTGCTATGCTTCAGACTATATCTGCTACTAACTATGTTAACTGGTCGTTTAATAATCCTGTTAAAGCCGCTGGCGCTTTTGGTAATCAGAAACAGTATTGGAGTGATTTTAGTATGCTATGGAATTCACCAATGCTAAAACAAAGAAGAGCGGGTCTTGAATATAACGTGCAAGAAGCTGAGCTTGCGGCCGCTATGGCAGGCCAAAAGAATAAGGCTAAGGCAGCTGTTGCTTGGTTAATTAAAAAAGGTTTTACACCTACGCAGGTAGCTGATAGCTTTGCTATATGCGGAGGTGGCGCTACGTATTATAGAAATAAGTTTAAAGAACTTGTTAAACAAGGAATGTCGCCTGTAGAAGCTAAAGAAAAAGCATTTTTAGATTTTCAAGAGCTAACTGAAACAAACCAGCAGTCTTCAAGAGCTGATCTTATATCACAACAGCAAGCATCAGGTTTAGGTAGAACAATACTAGCTTGGTCTAATACACCTATGCAGTACATGCGTATACAAGAGAAGGCTGCAAGAGACATTGTAAACGGTAGGGGTGATTTAAAATCAAACATGTCAAAAATTGCTTACTATGGGGTAATCCAAGGTACTATATTTGCCGCGCTACAAAACGCGTTGTTTAGCTGGGGACTTGATGAAGAAGAAGATTTAGATGATGAAAGCTTGAACAAAGCTATTGATCGTAGCGTAAATACTGTTATTGATTCACAGCTTAGAGGTTTAGGTGTAATTGGAGCAGCAACTTCCGCTATACGTAATACAGTGCTTGAGTTTGAAAAGCAAGAAGAAAAAGCTTATGATGAAAACTATTTAAGCTCACCTGATCACAGTAGAACAGTGCTTCAGCTTACAAGCTTTTCACCTGTTATTAGCTCTAAGCTACGTAAGTTATACTCAGCTGGCAACGAGTGGAACTACAACAGAGGTGCTATACAGGAAATGGGTTTTGATATAGACAATCCAGCTATACATGCTGGCGCAAACGTTATCGAGGCTACAACTAACTTACCTGTAGCTAGATTTGTTCAGAAAATTGATAACTTGCAAGGTGCACTTGATGACAGTAATCAAAACTGGCAGCGTATATCTTTGCTTATGGGTTATCCTAAATGGCAACTAGGTATTGTTGATACCGAAGTGGAAGAAGCTGCTGCTAGAGGTCAAGAAAAAATAAAAGAAATACAGAAAGAAGCAGAGCGTCAAGCTAAAGAAGCTAAAGAACAAACGTATATACAAGATCAAAAGCAAGAAAAGCAAGATGGTAAAGAAACAACTTGCGCAGGAGCTAAGTCAAGCGGCGAGAGATGTACAAACAAACCTTTACCTGGAGAAAAGTTCTGTACTATACACCAAAAAGTAGAGCAAAGAGAAGACGATAAAGAAATACAATGCCTGCATATGAAGCCAGGTGGGGTTAGATGTAAAATGAAAACAAAAAATAAATCAGGAAAATGTTACTACCACGATTAAGTTTATTATTAACTTTATTATTTAGCTGTACTATAGTACAAGCTCAAGAGCTAAAGAAAGCCTTTAAGTTCTCTACGTTCTACGCGGCTGTCAACGGAGGTAACTCTGTGTCAGATCAGACTACATACTCTGTTACTGGTGGGTTAACTCAAGAGACTATAGCTACACCGTTTGACTATAGCTTATCTATGGGCGTACGCAAAATTGCTAGGTTTGGTTATGAAAACAGAGCTCAAGCTTTTTACGACGGATCAGAGACATCTTGGTCTGCTGATGCTAATATAGGTAAGCGTAACGGTATAGAGTTTCTTGGAGAGGTTACATACGAAAGACAGCAAGGTAAAGAGTTTTTTAATCAGCACCACTTCTTTCGCTATATTGGAGACAAGCTTATGGGTAAGGTTGAATACGTTGAAGACGGGTTTGCAGACATCGAATACTTTGAGGCGTCACAGCGATTTCGGCTCAAGCTCGGTAACAAGTTTTCTTTGCACGCAGGTGTTGCGCAACGTATCTCAGAGCCATACGGATATGATCCACTTGAAGAGTGGAAGCTGGAAACAGGAGACATACACTACACTTACCTTGCAATTGAAGAAGGATATTCACACAACCTTACTACAGGCGAGTACCTCGATCCTGATGGGACAGTCGTTGCAACAAACACTGAAGTCTGGGAGGCAGTCACTATTCCTAGCATCTTATCTGAATACACTGCTAGAAAAAGAAATGAACTCTCTCGTCAATGGAATTACTCAGTGGTTGCCGGCTTCGACTTCTATCACTTTACAGACGACTTCTGGTTCCACTCATGGGGAAACGTTTTACCCTACCATTACGACACTGGAGGTGAGTATATGTATCACAATACAGTAAACGGGCAATGGCTTGATTACTCAGGCGGCTTAATATTTGGACACAGATTTAACAAACACTTAGGTGTATTCTTAGAAGGTAGATATTATAAGTACTGGAATAGAGAGTGGTACAACTTTAAGTGTGGAGCAAACTATGTAATCTTTTAAGATATGGCAAAACAAATAGGTGAGGATACTAAAGTAACACTAGACCTCAAAACAATTGGTATGGCAGGCGCTGGACTAGCAGCCTTGATTGGTTTATATTTTACGCTACAAGCTGATATAGCTTTGGCTAAAGAACTACCAGAGCCGTTACCTCCAGATGTAACTCGCATGGAGTTTGATATGAAAGATAAACTAGTACGTCAGACTATTATGACTACACAAGAAGACGTGTCTGAGCTTAAAGAAGATCTTGATCGTATCGAAGAAAAAATTGATAAACTAAATTAATCATGGCGTTTAAAATGAAGGGCTTTAGCCCGTTTAACAAAGAGGTGCGTCCATTGGACGAACGTGCTAAAACCGCACAGAAGAAAGCTGACGAGAAAAATATCGAAGTTAAAGATGGTGTTCACTGGATTACTTATGAAGACGGTAGTAAAGCTGACATGTCAAAAGTAACGCGTGGCGACAAGACGCTCTTAGAACATTATAGAGCAGGTACGCTATAAACTAAACTAATCATGGAAGAATCAATGAACTTTGGGGCAATATTAACCTATGCGTTATTAATGCTATTTATGTTCATAGCCGGATCGGCTCTTGGGCAAAACTTATGTGGTAGTGATATCTGCGTAGTACAATTCAATGCTAGCTGGAACGCTAGTAACAATGTTGACTATTTAGAGAAGCTTACAGACTGTGAAGTTATGAACGTCAACATAGACGAAGGTAGCTATCAAGCTGATTATAAGATAGTTGTAGTGCCTACGATCATAGTATTCAACGGTAAGGAAGTTGAGAGGTTTCAAGCAAACATAATGATGGAGATGGAGGCTACTAAGAAAGATGTACAAGGGGTGATTGATGAAATAATATATAGTGATTTTTAAATGAAAAAGTTAGGATACATATTTGTAATACTATTTTGGTTACTAGCTAGCGCTGTTTTAGCTCAACCTGAAAATGCTAGTTGGCTAAACGTTACTGTTCAAACAGATAACTATGGTGGTGAATCATCATGGGAGATAATTAACGCAGACAGTAATACAGTCGCTGTAAGTCCACCACTGTTAAACAACAGCTTGACAAACATGATGATCTTCTTACCTGCTGGTGAGTATAGTTTTATCATGTATGACTCGTTTGGTGATGGTATATGTTGCTCGTTTGGTAACGGGTTTTATGGCATAACAAACAATTGCGGGCTTGAAGAATTTAACTACGAGTTTGCTTTAGCCACAGATACAATACCGTTTATATTAGAACCTTGTCTACCTGTATTACTTGGTTGCATGAACGAGGCAGCAGATAACTATAACCCATGGGCAAATCAGGATGATGGTAGTTGTGAGATTATAGAGTGTGATAGCCTTGAGACTCAAGTCACTATGGAGTTAACTCTTGATACATGGCCTGGCGAAACGGGTTTTAATATAGTTAACTTATCTGATGGTCAGTTATATGAACAAGTTATACCTGGTGAGTTTGATTTTGGCGATCAGTTAGTAACTTATACGTATGACTTTTGCGTAGCGCTAGGTTTTGAGCTAGTACTAATAGATGAGTTTGGTGATGGATTAAACGGCTCTGCATCAGGAGGTGAAGATGGAGCTTGTGTTATTACAGCTTGTGATAGTGTTATATGGGAACTAGAAGATCTAGCGTTTACAGAGTTTACTGGTAACACAGAATACTCTGGGCCTATATTTACTGAACCTTGTCCACCAGCGCCAGATGTGGTTGGTTGTATGGACGATGACTATGTGGACTATGATCCATTAGCTACAGTTCAAGACACATGTCAGACGTTACACACTTGGGGTTGCTTAGACCCAGAGTCTTTCAACTATGATAGCTTAGCTACTATATCAGACAACAATAGCCCTTGCGCTATAAATGTTATGATAGAAGACGATGGTGGTGATGGTTGGGGCAACTCAAAGCTAGGTATGGTTCAAGGTGATCAACAGTGGTTGTTTACTATGGGACCTGGGCAGTTTAACGAGGAGTGGGTTATTAACTTAGACTCTGACGAAGAGGTTAAGCTATATTACTTTCAACAAGGTAATGCTCAACAGTCAGCTCAAGAGTTAGCCTTTCAAACATTGCATAACTCTGTATTGATTACTAATGCAGCGGGTGATACGTTATTATCTGAAGGTACAAATCCTTTCTTTAACAATGGACAAGGCGCATTGCAACCGTTTAAAGCTCCTAACTGGCCAACATATAGCTTTGAGCCTTACTGTGGCGATAGCTGCGAACCATATTCGTACGGATGTACTGATGATCAAGCACAGAACTATAATGCTGAGGTAAATACAGAAGACGGTAGTTGCTATTACCAAGCTGGTTGTACTCAAGCAGGATACTTAGAGTATTATACACAAGGCTATGAAGCTGATTACGATAACGGAGATTGTCAAGTGTTAGCAGTATTCGGTTGCATGGACGAAGAAGCATTTAACTATAACCCAGAAGCAAACGTTGATAACGAGGGTTGTATACCTGTAGTGTTAGGCTG